TGCGTCTCGTAAGTTTAGGTTCTCATAAACTAGAACCAAGTCTCTCGGTTCACGAACCACGAAAATTTGTAGATTTTTAGAAGACCTCTGCGAGAGGTCTTCTCGCAAGATAAAAGATTGCCCACCATTTTTAAAATGGGTCAAGTGCCAATTAATTTGATACTTTGAAAGTCCACAATTCTTGATATCATTAGACTTTAACTCAATCCAAATACTTTTGTTGTTTATCAACCAATAAACGTCTGGTATTCCGTTAATTGTATTACTTTCTATGCGGAAAATTTGACCTTTTAAATTTAATTTTTTAATACGTTGCCAAAGATTTTTTTCTGATTTTGCCATTAACTTATTAAGTCAATAACATAAAAAAAAGGGCAACAAAACCCTCGCCTTGTTGCCCTCACATATTCAACCTGCCGAATTCAAGCAAGCGAATTCTTTTAACTAATAGTGAACCCCTCGCACTCTTCACAAAATGTTGCAAAGTCTTTCACGTTCTGAACACTGAATGGATAATAGGCATCAAATTTTTTCTTATCATAAATTTTATCCCATTTTGCTTTGTCAGCTTCAGGAAAATCCAGTGGTGCAAGATCAGGTTTACCTAACCTAGCTTTGACACTCTTACAATGTTCTTCAAGTTCTTTTTCTACTTTCTTGTTTGCTTCTTCAAGTTGTTTGTTTCTAATATCCCAAGCCATAGCATAATTCTTTGTATGACCTGACTTAATTAAGTGTCTTAATTGTTTTGCTATTGCTCTTGCGGTTTTTTTTGGTACCAAATGATTATCATTATAGCTCCAACCCTCTATATCAAATTCATCAACACACTTTGTTTCTTCAATAACATATTGGGCTAAAGGTCTCCACCACCAAACATTATTTTGAAAATAATTGCCAGCTTCAGTTTTTGCTTTGCCCCACGATTGTAAATCAAAACCCATTATTCCCCCTTGCTTTCTGTTATTTCAGGATCAACATAGTCGTCAAAATCAGTATATTCTAAATCCCCGATATCTGACTGTTCTATCTTTCCTTTTTTATCTCCCCAATAAATATCCCATGCCTCATCTTCATTTTTAGCATAGACAACTGTATTTCTACTCATTACTGGCATGGAATTTATTACATATTTTTTCATTATTCCCCCTCGCTATCTTTTGCTATTTTATTATAACACGATTGACATAAACAAGTATAATTAATCATGTTAGGTTTATCTAATTCGTTATCCCAATATAAAATATCTTGTTCATTTTCATTAAAACATTCATTACATTTTTTATTGTCCATTATTCCCCTCACTAGTTATATTTATTATTTCTTTATCAGTTAAGTTAATATTAAACTCTTGTTTAAAACTATCTTTAACTTTTTGTATGTATTCTTGTTTGTTTTTAGCTTCAAAATCATTACCGCTAAATTTTAAATTTACATCACAACAATAAGTTTTCATAGTTTCCTTTCTTTTGTAAGACCAGAAAAAAAATAAGGGGTTATCTTTAAGCAATTGCCGATTATTTCTAGTCTTTTTTTCGAGCTAGATAACCCTATGCCCTCATTATCCCATATTGATAAGATATGCAAGTATTATTTTAGATTAAAAAAGCTAGTAAAATAAGGATTATTAGAACAACAGGAAAAAATATGATTATTCTCATTAAAAATGCGATAAATTCTAACATCATTTTCAAATAAACTTTGTTGATGCAAATTACAAGTTAAATTTTAGTAATTTTTAAAATGACAGAATTGGGTATAATTGTTGTATTACCTATTGTTTCAATATCTTTATTGTTATCGGCTAAGGAGAAATCCCCAAAAACTCTTGTAATTCCTTTAGATTGTGAGAATAAATGACCTTTAGTAATACACGTTGGTAATTTTTGTTTTTTTAATTCATCAAAACTAGACCACGAACTATTGCTCAAAATATCAAACCACTCGATAGAAACCATTGGATACTTTTCAATTTCGTTTTTAATTTTTTTTGGAACCGTAATTTTCTTTTTACTCTTTTTCATAAAATCCCATATAGATAGTCAGATATTGATTTTTTGCCATATAGATAGTCAGATATTGATTTTATATTTATCATTTTTTATTCTCTGTCTTAACTACTACAGATCCTACAGAAGTATTAAGATGAGCATTATGTACTTCATTAAATGCTACCATCCAGTTGCTACTCCGAACCAATTTGATCTGGCGTAATGTTAATGATGTCTTTCGCTTCTCCGATTTTACCCTCAAGCTCTGACAATCTTTTTTCAAGTTCCTCACGACTCATTCCCTCCAATCCAACATGTTTTACTTCTTTCTTATCAATAAACATACCTGCCATTTGGCCTGATCTATACTCTGCATTTACTGCAACACCAAATTGTTTTTTGTCTTCTGCCTTTTTACTTAATGTTTCAAATCTTTTATATTTTTTTAATTTATCACCTTCATGCTTTTTTAATTCTTGATTATACTTCATTTCCATATACCGGCATACATGTGGATTTTTGTTTGAGTCTGTAAGTCTACTTGCTATTTCAGTAGGTCCTTCTGGTTTATTAGATTTGTAACCAGCTCTCTTGGCTGCTTCAACTTTAGAAATCTCACCCCAATTAGATACATAAATATCAACAAAAGCTTTTTAATACACTTCACTACAAACAAAAAAATATAAAAAATATTTCTAAAAAATGCGTCCTCTGTGTCATATTTCTGCCTTATTCCTAAAACTAAGTGTTTTTTCCTAGGAAATTCCTAGTGTTTTCCTAGTCTGAAATGCTCTAGAATTGTTGTATATCAATGTTTTTCCTAGAACTTGCATAAAAAAGGGCTATTTCAAAAAAAAAATAAAAAAATGTTTGTAAGAAACAGTATTAGGAAAATACTTTGAGGCCTTGCGGCCCCTTTCTAATTGTCCATAACATTACCCCCTCTATTGCTGTATGCCCGCACTTTTGATTTATTCAACAGCCCCGAGGACCGTGAGCCGTGGTGCTTGTCCCCTGTACCCACTACCTTCTTTCCTGAAAAAAAATTTTACGCTAGACAACTAACAATATACAACTATCACGATTCACGTACCTATTAGTGGTAAACTTCACTTGTTTGACAACTACATATAGTTGTATTAATAATAGATTAAGCAAAAATTTTCATTTTTGCCTCTTTGTTAGTTGATCTGGGCCGTATAGTTTTTTATTGTTTCTTATGCGGCCTGGATTTTTAAGTTGAAATTTTCAATAGAACGTATATCTTATAGGTATGTTTGATATTTTACATATCAATCCTTTCGGCTTTGAGGGTGGCGATTGCTCCCTGCCCTCGAAGTTTAAATTTTATTATCCACCGTGACTAATTTAGCACTCCACTATCAACAAACACATTATCAGCATCACATATCTGTCTTCTCTTATTTTCAATCTGTCTTCTTAATTCTTTACGCTTTTCTTTCTCTTCTACAAGTTTAAGTCTTTCAAATAGTTTATGATATTCATGCCATAAAAAATGTTTGCGTTTAAATTTTATCAACCCCTCTCTCAAGGCCTTGGTATACCGGTATCTTACACTATCAGGCTCCCAACCAGCCCACCAACAGATTTGTTCAAAGTCTTTGGAAAAGGATATCCAAAAGTGTGCATCACATTTATTTAAAGAACTTTTTCTATCCCCTGCTAATATCTTAACATCTTCGAAAGCATTAAGTATTACGTGTCTCCAGAGCTTTTGTTCATTATTAACATGATTATCTGAAACAACGTCTTTTGCTATACTAGTGCCCATAAGTTTTAATAAGTCTAGAGAGTAAATCACTGTAGTGGCCCTTCGAATGTTTTAGGTTACAACGACTGGCGACATCGTAATGTTCATAGACATCCGCTATCAAAGACGTGATGCTTGCACCATCAAGATTCTCTTCCCGGATCAATTCCTTGATCTGCTTAAAATCCTGAATCATTTCTTTTTTGGTATAGTTATCCATTCTCATATTTTAACGTCTTCACGTCTATAAGAGTTTAGATCTATAACATTTGACTTATTGTTTCTTATTTTGACTATTACTTTTTTAGTTTTTTCTTTT